GACCTCAAAGATGCCGACCAATATACAACACCAGGAACATACTTCGTAAACCTATGGGGCGGAGTGTGGCAAAATATGCCGACTAACGATTGTTTTGGTCTATTTGAAGTACGTTCCTATGACGGTTATATAACGCAGCGGCTTTCGGCCGGCAACGGAAAGGTGTTTGTCCGTATAAAAGAAGGTGAAAAACCATTCAAGCCGTGGCCAACTGCCGCACAATAACCCTCATTATAGCGTCTCCGTTATCTCCGTGAAGCTATCGTCAATGATGTCCGGAGTTCCGACCAATTGGACACCGTGAGGCGATAAAATATACGCATGGTTAGGCTGGGTTCCATCATAAGTAAATGAAACAAATATATCACGACCTTTCTTATAGTATTTTACTCGCTCCGGTTTAATGAAAAATCTTTTTAGTGATTGGAGTATTCCATCTGTAGGACTGTAAAGGAAAGTTAGAAAATCCAGACTTGTCGATGCTGAATCATTATATAAGACCATTATCGGAGCACGATACCAGTCAGTCATATTGTCTGCAATCTTATATACGGCTTCGTAAGCATTTACAAAATGAGGATATACCTTGAATAAATTCGGAGATAACAACCCCGCTTTTTCAATGGTGGTTTCACCTATCAGTTCTCCCACGTCCCCAAAACCGACGTGGGAGAACTGTTATGGAAAAAATTACGTGTTACAAACTCTTTTGCAATCCATTATACCCATCAAGTCCAATGGAACGGAGTAAGTCTCAATATCATTGGCAGCCATAATTTCTACAACGTAGGGGTTCGATTGGCAACCTACGCAAACAAAGTACCTTCCGATGGAATAGTCGGAGAGTTTTATTCCATACCATCCGGGTTTACCGATATAAAAGTGGTTTATAAGGACTGGGATGTTTACGTAGTATTCACTGTAGTACAAGGGCAATCTGTTTACTTTAAATACGATTGCAGTACCCAATGCGATATAATTAAAGATATTGGTTTCATAGACGAATCATACAAGGAGATAAAACCTATTGCACAATAGTGCAATCTGCCAGTCCGGTAATTTCATCATCTTGTGTAGCCATATCATACATTGAATCTCTAACTATCAGTTCTCTGACAATAGTTCTATCGCCTAATGACTTGTCCGAAGTCAAGTATATGGATATTCTATGGTCAGTTTCGTATTTCATTTTCAGGTATGTATCGCTATTGGGTTGTCCATATAGGTATTTGACATATACTTTTGTAGAATCTTGTAATTCCATAGTATTACCAGCAATGTAAACGTAAAAATCACTTAATGGTTCACCTATGGATATACATGATACTCTGATAGCAAAAGGAGCCCATTGGGAAGATGATGAACGGTATAGCAATACGCTACGTTTGCCTTCTGATTTTATCTTTGTTGTTGCAAACTTGGAATTACTTAATCCGTCTTTCTCAGGAGTTACAACTGGTATCAGTTCTCCCACATCGGTTTGCAGCTTCTCGAGCAAAAAAGTACATTTGGCTTAAAAATGGATAAAATCAAATACCGCTTAGTTTACAACAGAAAGAAACAGCTAAACAAACAGGGAATGGCCCTTGTGCAAGCTGAAGCCTTGCTTAACCAACGAAAAGTATACTTTAAAACGAACATTTATCTGAAACCTGAACACTGGGATAAACAAACTTCTCAAGTGTGTAACCATCCTCAGGCGAATGACCTTAATTCGATGCTGTTTGAGTTTGTCCTACACTTGCAAGCGATTGAGTTATCCTTATGGAAACGCGGCATTCCGGTAACGCTATCACTACTTAAAGATGCGATAAAGAAAGACAAGCCGGTCAATGTCACTTTCCCCGTATTTGCCAGAACCTATGTGCAGGAATCCGACCGTAAAAGAAGTACCAAGGAAAATCTTCTGACAACGGTAACCGTACTTCAGGAATTTCGTCCGGGGATAGATTTTAAGGATATTACCTATACTTTTTTAAGGGATTTTGAAGTGCATTTGAAAGAGAAGGGAAATAGTGTCAATACGATAGCCAAACATCTCCGGCAGCTTCGTACCTTGGTGAATGAAGCCATTAATCAGGGGTATATCCCTTCCGATGCCTACCCCTTCCGGAAGTACAAGATAAAGCAAGAAAAAGGGCGGAAAGAGTTCCTTACTCCGGACGAACTGCGGAAGCTGGAGAACCTGAATGTAGAAGATAAGAAGCTCCGTCATGTGTTGGATGCGTTCCTGTTCTGTTGTTATGTTGGTCTTCGTTTTTCAGACTTCTGCCAGCTCACTGCATCCAATTTTATCAAGATAAACGGTAAAAAGTGGCTACACTTCAAGTCAATCAAGACCGGCGTAGAAATAAGGCTTCCGCTACATTTGCTTTTTGAGGGGAAAGCACTTGTCATATTAGACCGGTATAATATATCGGATTTTGCCAATTTAGGTAGCAATTCCGAGGTAAACAAATGCCTTACTCAAATAGCCGAATTGGTACGAATCAAGAAGCACATAACCTATCACACGGCCCGTCATACTTGTGCGACCCTGCTTGTTCACCAGGGCGTTCCGATTACCACCGTCCAAAAGCTACTTGGTCATACTTCCGTCAGAACTACGGAGGTGTATTCAGAGGTTCTTTCTAATACGATTATTCGGGATTTGAAGGCTGTAAAAAGGAGAAAAACACACCTGATTTTAGACGCCCGGTAGAATGTGGGTAGAATGTATGGAATCTACTGATATTCTACCCAAGATGTTTTAATTCTGAAAATTATATACAACAATACCTCAATAACTTTACAGTGCCGAGATAGCTTTTAATCTACTTTTTAGAATAAAAAAGGGGGGGGAGAAGAATACAGAAAAGCCCCCGGCCTGTTAATTGTCATCTCACCTACATATTAACGCACGACGCTACTAGAACGTAACCGGGGGCATATACCCTCTGATGTTCTAGTAGCAATTTGCGTTTGTAAGTGAGATGTTGCAAAGATAATCATTAAAAGTTAAAGCAGTCGAATTCCGGCTGTTTTTTATGCTTCAATTTCTCTCTTGGCTTATATTTTAGGAGAAAAGAGTTATGAAAGCGAGTAATAATTTGGTGGAAAAGTATGGCTGGGATAAAATAATTCACAGTCCAAGTGATGGTCGAGCAGTTTTTTCGTATAAACCTATCCATAAAGTAAAATGACAAAAATATGAATACGGATGCAGTGAATGCGGCCCTTCAGGTGGGCAAGGGGATTAGCGATTTTGGCATGGTGGCCATTGCAGGAGCCTTCTTCCTCATTATATGCGGTGTGATGTGGCTATTCATTTTCAAATGGTTCAAACATTTGGTGGATAATGTGATAACCAGGCAGGAAAAGGTGATAAATGATTTGCTCGTGGAAACCAAGGCTCAAAATGAGGTCCTTTCTGATATTAACGAGGGGCTAAAACCTATTTCTCAGATGCAGATAAATTCGGTTTGTAACAACTTCTTTGACCTTGATTGTGAAAGGCTGTGCCGGCTGGTCCGCAATGTGCGCGATGAGAACAATATTGATGATAAGCAGAAGACGAGACGAAAAATAGAGACGCGTTGTAATGCCATAATCAAAAAGCGGAGTATTGAACTCGATAACTTTATTCACCGCGGAAAAAGGCTCAGTGAGTTTATGTCAACGGATTGGGTAAAGAAGTTTTCAGACATAATAGAGTCGGAAATCTATAATCCTGTCGGCGCCAATAACGCACGTGCCTATGCCAATATCAAAACAGCCATTGATGAGGCTAAGGTTGAATTTTTTAATAACATGAATAAATAAGGAGTAACAGAATGAAAAAGAAACTGATTATTGCAGCGATTGTTATCGCTATCATCGTGGGAGTTATGCTTTACATGCACTACACTCCGTTTTGGGTAAATCTGACTACTGTTGTATCATTCGGTGTCGGTGTTGTTGCCGGATGGGTGGCTCGTGTGGTTTATGACAAATATTTCAAGGAGGACGTGCAGAATGAAAATATTGATTGACAACGGACACGGAAGTAACACTCCGGGCAAGTGTTCACCGGACGGAAGATTGAAAGAGTATGCGTATGCCCGTGAGATTGCTGTACGTTTGGAAGCGGAATTGCGCAAACAAGGCGTTGATGCCGAACGTATCGTCAAAGAGGAAATAGATGTCCCCTTATCCGAGCGTTGTCGTAGGGCAAACGAATACAAGTCCGGTGACACTATCCTTGTATCCATTCACTGTAATGCAGCGGGAAATGGTTCTGCCTGGATGCAGGCGCGCGGTTGGGAAGCATGGACTTCGGCAGGTCAGACGAAAGCCGACAGACTGGCTGATTGTCTATATGCAGCGGCCGGACAGCTTTTGCCGGATATGAAGGTGCGCAAGGATACCACAGACGGTGATGCAGATAAGGAAAGCAACTTCTACATCTTGAAGCACACAAAGTGTCCGGCAGTTTTGACCGAAAACTTATTCCAGGATAATATGGAAGATGTGGATTTCTTATTATCGGAAGAAGGGAAGAAAAGTATTGTAGAGACTCATGTTATTGGTATTATTAATTATCTTAAAATCAAATGAAGAAGTGGATGCTGATGGCTGTCGGGATACTAATATTGGTTATTGGTATCTTAATTAAATACAATAGGGGTTTGCATAGTGAATGTGCTCGTCATTCAAATAATATTTCTGTATTAAATAAAGAGATCGAGCGTTATAAAATTCAGGATAGTTTAAATGCTGTTTCCGTATCGGCATTGAACTTGACTATTGATGAGCTGAAAGAGTATCGTGCAGATGATGCTCAAACAATAAAAGAACTCGGAATTAAAAACAAGCATCTTGAGGCTTTGGTTAAAACCGGGATTCATTCAACAGAAACAATCTATGCAGACCGTTGGCATCCACTTCCGGACAGGTCGGATTGTTTAGAGGTTAATAGCAAATGGTCTCATGTGATAGCCTGTTTCAAGGATTCTACGGTTTATTATAATATTCGTGATAGTCTGGCGGCTGCTGTTCATCGAATCCCAAAACGAAAATTCTTGTGGTGGAGTTGGGGCACAAAGGGGTATAAACTGGAATTGGTTAATTTTAATCCCAACACAAAGATTGATTACAATGAATTTATAAAAGTCTCAAAATAGCAGTGAGGGGGTCTCGTGAGTAGTGCCCCCTCATCTTTATAGCAAATACTCCTTTAGTGCGTCAATGCCTTGTTTGACACTGCGGGCAATAACATACTTATTTCGGCAGTTTTCCGCTTGCCTTTGAAATTCTTTTTGTTCTTCCGACTGGATGCCTTTCTTTGTCTTAAACTCTATACATAGCGAAGCGTAGCCTTTCTTTGGGATTAGTAGGATAACATCGGATACGCCGGAAGTTACACCTTGCCGTTTGAGATTAGCGGCTTCCCTTATATGGCGGCTTCCACCATTCGGAACAGCGAAGAGAAGCTTATTGGGTAACTTTGGGAATAGCTTTTCCACTTCTTCAAAGAACTTGCATTGCATACGTTCTTCCTCGTTGTTTTTCTTCCTTTTTCTTTTGGATGGATTCTTTTGCTCAGCATAACAGTTATAGCAGATATAGCCGGCATCAGTCTTAATAACTGATACAGTTTCTTTTCCGCATACAATACATTTTTCTTTAGTCATTTTTGCTATAAGGTGTCTTAGGTTTGATTCCATATTTTTGCAGTAACCGTTTACTTAAATATATAATGGACAGATTTATTGCTTTACAATTACAAGGTTGCTCCCATTAGGCATACGGAATGCTTTATTAAATAGTTTTTGACATCGTTTGGGTGGATTGATGTATGGTTGGTGCATTTCATTGAAAAGCGTACAAATTCCTCGACCTTTACTTGGGCAAAGATGTGTTGAACCACTAAAGAAGAAAGGGCATGAACCGCAACTACCGGGTTTTTCATAGAATTTTCTATCATTGATTATTACCATTTATTAATCCTCCAATAACTCATGATTATCATATTGATTACCAACAATCTCGCCATTTAATACTCCTTCAATATGATAAAATTCTCCTTTTTTGAATCTACCTTTGTCGTGAAGAATGCAAAGTATAGAATGATTATATTCATCTGTATCTATCATAGCTAGTAGTTCATAGTCTGTTTCAACATAATCAGAACCGATAATATTTAAGACTTTTGGGGTGAATCTTACAATATCACCAAAATAGGCCTCTTTCCCATTCTTGTCACGCAAGCCTGTGTATTGCCCAACTGTTTCAGACTGAACGAAAAAAGTACCGATCGTCCCGTAAGTCGTATGGATTGCTGGACATTTAGTCATTTTCCCTTTAGGTGTAAGGCTTGTTATCAAATCGCCATCTACCCATAGCCCATTATTAAAGCATTTTCCTCTGAATTTTATTTCTCTGTTCATAATCAAATATTTATATCTGTTCTGTTTTGAATTTCTTGTTTATTTCTTTTTCTGCTGCTTTAGCCCCCTTCTTAAAGCCTTCCACAAAACTATCAAAGCAAATTCTGCTTATTTCTGGAGTGCATCTTCGCATAAGTGGGCAAATCGAACATCTTTGACTAAGTCCGGCTGATTTCTTGGCTATTTTCGTTACATTTTTCATTGGTTTTTACGTTAATTGATTTAAAATTTCTCTTCGAATGATTTCCTTTGCATTGAATCCAAATAAGCCTTTCTTTAGCTCGTGAAACCTGGCAATAGGTATTTCATTGACATAATAGTAGAAAGCCTCATAGCCGTCTGCAAAGTTGCGAGCAAGGAAACTATTGGGGTGAGTACTCATATATTTTTCAACTGCTACTATCATTCTCCGAGCATATCCGGGGAATATTTTGAATTCTAATTGCATTTGTTTATAATTGCAAAGAGGGCATCCGACACAACCGTGACGGGAAAGACTATATGGGGCATCGTAGTACTTTGAATAAGGCAAACCACGCTCATGAATGTAACCCCAAACTTCTTCTTTCGTCCAAGTGAGAATAGGAAGAATGTGTATTGCTCCTTGCATCCATTTTCGAGTATCGCACTGCTCTGGCTCGTAATCTTTCCGGTTTTGGCTTTCGGAAGCTCTCATTCCTTCAATACTACGTTTGCCGATACCATATCTTTCTTTTAGTCTTTCACAACAGAATCGTCGGAGCCGTGAGGGAAGTCCTTTTTCTTCAACTAACTGAAAGAATGACTTTTCAGGGTGTATAATCCTCACTTGCGGATAGTTTTTCTTTATGAAGCCAATCGTGCCCGGTGGATCTACAGTGGTGTTAGCGTAGATCGCATTATACTTAATGCCTGCACGTTCTGCAAGGTCAAGTATAACAACGCTATCTTTCCCACCAGAAAAACCAAGATTTAAAGTAGAATCGAGTTCTATGCTACGGAGAAAGTTTATTGCTTGTTGCTCTTTCATTTTATTTATCATATCTTTGTCCTACCGGTAATATTGCCGGCAATCTTAATATTTGAAATATGTTTCAATATTTTAAAAATTAGATTGGGCGTATAAAAGCCCAATCTAAATGGCAATTGATTGGGTCGTTTATGTTAGACACATTGTGTTTTATTCTTGCAGTTATAAGCATCGTAAGTATTATCTATTGCTTAGTCGTGACAGGATGCTTTGTATTAACTCCAAGTCAAATCTTTTAGATTATTGCTGATATTTACACTATCAGATAGTATCTAAAGACATAAACCGCCATAATGAGGCAAGCCTTGCAAACTTGCCTCATTTCTTATTAGATATTAGATTTGAATTTATTTATAGTAGTATTTTTATTAAACAGAGCCATAACAATCAATGCTAAAGCTACTTTCAATAATTGCTTTTTCCCAACAATTACAACATTACTACGATTTAACCCATTATTAGTCGTGATACTGTACCAATTCTTATAAGGTGGCAGTACCTTATAGATATATATTTTCCCAATTACCTTTTTCATACTTGTATTTTCAAATTTCGCAATTATACTTTCTCTAAATCTCCCCATAGTTTTTTAGCCAATTCGTAATTCTTTTGTGCTTCATTAACTGCTTTCTTGGCATAAGTAAGAGAATAGGAGTGTTCACGCGGATATTTGCCGGATTTCAATCCCTCATGGTATTCTTTCGCTTTCTCTAACTTGTGTTCGTAGAAATCGATACTTTCCGGCATAGAAAGATTGATAGTGTTTGCCTTTTCTTCCCAATATTTGGCAATTCTTTCATGTTCGGCAGCCTTGTCGCTAAATTCAACACTTTTTCCCATATTGCTCCAAGCATCATCAATCGCTTTTCGATGCCGTTTCTCACTATGGTGCCCGACCTTAATTGGCTCTCCAAGAGAAAGAAAATCTTTGTCTTTGTTCGAGCGGTTGAAATATTCGTTACTTTTTTGTCCGGCAGACTGGGCCCAATCATGGCGGCGCTCGGCTCTTTGTTTGGCCCATTCTTGCACATTAAATCCGTCAGCTCTGACGATGGAGTAATAATAAAAGCCTTCACGTTCATAGATGAGATTGAATACAATACATTCATTCTCTTTGCCATATTTGGTTGTAACTTCAATAACTTCTCCTTTTTCGTGTTTTTCACTGCATTTTGCGAGAAAAACATTGGGTACATATTTGCTATACGTATTCATATCAATATAATTATCGGTTAAAAACTTCTTTGTGTACTTGGTTTATAGTGCCATTGATTATCAAAGAACCTTTAGCGGCACGGATTTTATTACCTTTTTCTTGAACTTGATAGCCGGCTTTTTTCAGCCGGTCTATTTTTTGTTGTGGTGTTATTTTAGAAACCTTCATCATCATAATCTGTGCTGAAAATATTAGCTACCATATCAACGATATTCTCTTCTATATCTTCCGTGGAACCGGTAACATCTTTGGCAATGGCTTTCTTATTTTGAATGATACGGTAAACCTTCTCGTCAATGGTACGTCGGCCGAGGAAATAGTAACAGGTTACAGAATCCTTTTGCCCTATACGATGCGCACGGTCTTCGCACTGGCAACAATCGGCATAAGTCCAGGGGAATTCAACAAAGGCAACATTGCTTGATGCAGTTAGGGTCAGTCCGACTCCAGCAGCTTTAATGGAACAGATGATAATATCCGTTTTGGGATTGTTTTGAAAAGAATCCACTGCTCTTTGTTTCTCATCTTGTGAGTCCCTTCCTGTTACAGATACAGCCGTAGGAAAATAGCTTTTCAGTTGATCTACCACTTCGTGAAGTGAGCAAAAGAGGATGATTTTCTTTCCATTCTCACGAAAGTCTTTTACGAACTCAATTACATCACGTACTTTCCCTCTGGCTGATATTTGGCGGAGGATATTAATACGCACCATGACTTCACCTCGTAATGCTTTCTCTATCTTTTCATCATCCGCTTCTTTGTATTTTTGTAGGTACATGATAAGATCACGCTCTGCGTCGATATACTCCTTGCGGTTAGTTATCTCACAAGTATTTACTTGTCGTATTTTATCGGGAAGGTCTGTCAGCACCAATGACTTTTCACGCCGGAACATACATTTAGTCCATAACATATAGTTAAGTTCTTTCAGGTTTGATGCTTCATTTTGGCCGGAGCAATATCTATTGACGAATGTCTTATATCCTCCAAAATCTTCCATTCTGGAAAGGATAGATAACTGCGGAATTAAATCTTTAGGCTTATTGACAACTGGAGTTCCGGTAAGTTCAATAACCCATTCCTTACCATTGCATATACCTTTACAGAATTTAGCCTGCTGAGTGGATGATGATTTGCAACGGTGGCTTTCATCAATGATTACAGATTTGAAAAGTTGGATGCTGTTTCTGAATTCCACATCTCTTAAAGTCCAACCAGATTCTTTTTTGATACGTTGTACAAAGTATTTTTTAAGCGATTCATAATTAACGATGAATACCTGATACATGCCAGTCTGATAAAAGAAAGTCCATGTATCTCGTACTTTGTCCGTCAGTACCATTGCCTTTTTATCTGTGAACTTATGCCATTCTCTTTCCCAATTAACCTTTAAGGCAGAAGGACAAATAACCAAACAAGGAAAGGCATTCCCAAGATTAATGGTTGCAATGCTTTGCAGTGTCTTTCCGAGGCCCGGCTCGTCGCAATTCATGAATCGTTTGAGCTGTAATCCTCTTGCAATTCCTTTTAATTGATAGGGATATGGGTTTACTTTTAGTAAGTGGGGAATATCAAGCTCCGGCAGCTCCGGTATATTGTATGCAACTTCTTCCTCTTCTTCTTGTTTCTGTTGTCCTGTAACCCATTGGATATTTTCAAATGGTCTGATTTGATAGACCATTTTTTCAAGTTCGACACGACTGGAAACAGGAATAAGCCATTTCTTTCTGCTTCCGTCATATCTCTTGCCTGTGATTTGACGTATTCTGTCAACAATAGTGGGCTTGTACTTGAAAGTAACTTCAAAAACGTTTCCTTTTAATTCTATAATCATGACTTGTAATTTAGAGTTTTATGGGGCTGACGAAATCAGCCCCGAATTTGATTAAGCGGCAGGAGCTATAGTTTTGGTCTTTCTGCCTTTTCTTTTAGGCTTTTCTTCTTCTGCAGGAAGTTCTTCTGTATCGGTAACAGCTTCATCGGGGATATCGCTATCAAAGTCTAACCGCTCTTGCTTAATGCCCCATTTCTCTTCAAAGAGATATGCTTCCACTTCCGCATCGCAAGCTGCTGCATCTATTTGTAGTTCTTCTGAAAATTTATATTCTTCGTCTCCGAATGGAGTAAAGATTTTCAAATCCACAATTTTACCGGATTGTAGTAATTTGCCTCCCATTATGGTTATACCCGGTACTCCATCGTTGCTATCATTGGCATATCCGGTAATGAAGTAGTTATTCAGAGTTTCATCAAAGCCCGGTGATGTAAAACTTGATTTGTAGATTTTTTCCGCTTCGGGTTGCTCGCATAATACCACAAGATGCAGTTTCAAGTGATTAAAAATCTCCTTCAGTTCGGAATGTACGATTTGGTCGCAATTCTTGGTAACCTTGTTTGTGTAGTTGGCTTCTGTGAATCGCTCGTTGTACACAACATTTAATCTGTCTTTTTTAATGACAGCCTGCTTGATGTCAATTTTTGCAGTTTCCATTGTTCTCTTTTTTAGGCTCATCCTTTGATGTAAGAATAAGCATGTTAATAAATAGATATATGATTATACCGGCTCCCATGATGAATGGGAATCCAGTGATGTTTTCGTCTAATCCCATTAGGATAATGGCTATAAAAAGCCAAAGCAAGTATTTGGGTGCTTCCTGGTCGTTTATCATTTTTGTCTGTTGTTATTGTTATACATACCAGCCATTTTCATTTCTTCTTTGGCTTTGCTTATTACTGTCACACACCATGATAACTGATGTGTTGCGGTTCGATTGCACCGTTCACACCAATCGACCAAATATCGTTCTTCCCTACAAAGGGAGTTTACCAAAGCGTTGATTGCCGTAGCTGTAGCCTTGGCATTTTTTGCTGTCTCGGCAAGTGTTTTCATTGTTTCGGAGTTCATGGCTTCGTTAAGCCAATATTTAGCATCAGCTAATAACTTTCCTGAACGGGCGACATATACGGCCAAGTCATTTCCGCGCAATACGGCTTCTTCTGCATTTTCGCTCATTGTCATATTGAGGAATGAGTCAATATCTGTAAGTTCCTTGTAGATTTGTTCTTTGGGTGTGATAAGTATGTTCATATTATAAAGAATTTAGCATTTCAATATAAGCTTGGCTGGCTTCAGATGGTGTATCAAAGCATTTGGATGTTTTTCTCTTACCGTTTATTTGGATCTTGGCTTGATATTTGTTTCTTCTTTTGTCTAAAGATACTCCAACAGGCAACCCAGACTTTATTGTTTTCTCTTTACTAGAATTCTGCCTTTTAGTAACGATTTGCAAATTCTCAGGAAGATTGTTTAACTTATTAGAGTCTAAATGATCTATAATTTCATACTTACTGCCACCTCCTGCAACTTTGCTGATAACATTGTGATTTGCGTCACCAAAAAGATATACAACTAATCGGTGTTCGAAAAGATGGTATGTCTTTTGTCGTTTGTTTCCTAAACAGAAGGTTATAATTGATGCCTTATAACCGAAAAGAATCCTTTGTTTTGCAGGATACCCCTTGGGAGTATATACTTGCAAAGTATCTGGATTGACTTTCACACTTCCTTCGGGAAAATCAATAGTAACGAAGCCATTATCATCTAATGCTTTTAATAATTTTCTATTCATTTTTCTGATAAAATATAATTAGACCATTAGTTGCCACCATTTAAAAGCCAATTCATCATATTTCTCTTTCCCACGTTTATAGGTATCATCGTCTCGTCTAATAAATGCTTTGAATATTTTCAGGTTCTTCTTGCTGATGGCATAGATAAAGTCCTGTTGGCTTCCTGCTATATCCATATACCATGCTCTGGAACGGTCCCAATCAAAAAAATCTATAGCTTCATTGAACTGGTTTTGTGATTCTGCAAAAGTGGTCTTTAAATCTCCGCCAAATCCAAAACTCGGTAACCACCAATCCCATTTACACCGGGTATCAAGAGTGTACTCAAAGTTTCCGTAGAGAAATCGCTGGGATTTGTTTACCATGAATTTCTGGGTATCGGAGTTGGAAAGAACGGCTCTAAGGAACTCGTCTTTTCTTGCCTCTTTTCTTAAAGCTTCCCTCATGGCAAGGCCTAACTCGAAATCTTCCCGTGAATAGGTTACATCATCCACCATGCGCTTACTATAATGTACCCGTTCGTTTTCGGTAATAAGTGCATCTACCAATGTCCCAAACTTGAAGGCTTTTTCTTTATCCCCATACTGGGTACGGGGATAAAGATAGTTTTTGAGTTCTGTCAGATCGGAGTTGCTGACTTCTGTACGCAAGTAATATGAATCCGGATTTGCCATTACTTTCCTGCTTTAACTTCTTCTTCGTATCGGATATATTTTGATTTGATTTTCATTTCATCATCGCTGTTAGCTTTCTTTTCGCAGAAGGAAATCATCTTTTTGTGGATTTTTTCAAGTTCTTCTATTGTCAGGTTCTGACCTTCATTTATCCACCACATCTGATATATTTCCAAGAAGCCGGCAGGGTGTAGTATTTTAATCCTTTCAGTCACTTTGGCTTTGCTGGTCCTTGTTGTAACAGAAGCGGCAGCCGTTGCAAACAGACTATTCATTTGTGCGGATTGTATAGAAGACTCCGCTTTTTGTTGCTGCTCATGTTCTTTTTGCTGTATTTCAAGTTCACGTTGTTTTCGCTCCTCTTCTTCCCGTTGTTTCCTTTCGGTTTCCGCTTTGGCAGCAGCTTCAGCATCTTTCTTGCGTAATTCTTCTTCCTCAATAAGTTCTTGCTTTTTGGAGGAAAGACGGTCGATAAATGACTGACGTAAATCCTCCATGTCAAACTTATACTGTTGAGAGAAAGCGGAATATTTATTGCTTAGAATTTCAGCCTTGATATTCTCTTTGGTTTGTGCGTCCAGATAGTAAGTTGTAATATCTTTATTGAAAGTGTCGAAGTGCTCACGAGGATACAGAGTTGACCAACCTCTAATACTCTTTTCTTTCAGCTCAAATGTAGCCAGTGTAATGCTTTCCCAAATATGGCTCAGATTCTTCTGTTGTTCGGCAAAATAGGAACTCATGTGTGTATTGATAGCCTGTTCAATAGCAAGCCGATACGTTTCTTTTTCCTTTTCAATATTGGCTTGTCGTTGCATTTCCTGCTGCTTCCTTCTTTCTTCTTCACGCTTCAGTGCTGCATATCTATCACGTTCTGCAGCTATTTTGCCCGGAATTGTTGATTTGTCTTTTGGGTCAATAGCTTTTTCATCTGTCGTGAAAATGGACCGGATACGGTCAAATAGTTGGGTAACAGGCGCACGACGGCTTTTCATGTTGGTAATTGTAACATTGACTTTCTTCAGATACTCCGCAGCTTTGGCATCCAGTTCATCAGTCATGCCTTCTCCTTGAATCGTATCTAAGATTGCCTGTCCCGCTGAATTACAGTTGGCTATTGATTTTTGGTTCTTGCCTAAGGCGTCAGGGGCACTTTTCATTAAAGAGGTAAACTCTTCTACTTTTATTAATTCTGTTGACATAGCTTTAAGTATTAATGGTTAGAATCCTTCTTCTTCATCTGCTTTGCTGACATTTACAGATACTGGTTCCGGTGCGGTGAGCTGTTTTTCTTCACCGAAAGGAATGTTTGGGTCTTCCTGTGCAATATTGGCATCTTCCACAATTCCATAATCGATGATTTCTTCTTCCTCCTGGTCGGTTGCCATAATGGTATATTTTCCGGTACGTACTTTAGGGTATGCGTCGAAGGCGTGTTTAATCATTTTGTTTTCAAGGAAACCGGGGTCAATACCGCCATTATTGGAAGTGTATAAAGCATTGGCATTACCAAGTTCTCTCCGTCTGGTCTGCTCATTCCATTTGGAATTTGCTTTTTCGCTATAATGCTTCAAGCGTTCAATATCCCCTTGCATGAGCCATTGATAGTCCACTGAATTATCATTGCGTACAATGCGTATGAATGCTGCGATAACCTTGGTTGATGTGCGGGGGCATTGTGCTTCGTACTCGATGTTTTTTACTCCATTGACTAAAGATGCCTTGAAATGGTCTCCCTCATAAACGACGACGGGGTTGTCAGCATATTTAATTTGGCCGGCACGCATACGCATGGTAAGTTCACCGTAGCCGGTAACCGAAACGTATGCACGTTTTTCGTAAATATCGTTCCCATGTTCGTTTTTGTACCCAGTTTTGCAGTTGCGACTCAGAATATAGCAGAGCGGATGCCCTGTCTGGTCTAATGTTAGTCCATTGACTGCGATATCAAGGAAACAGCCATAAAGGGATATTTTGCTTGAAGTGGCTACATCGGGGTTATCCCGAAGTAATTTTTGAAAATTGAATACTTCTTTGTGGTACATCTGCTCACCCTTATCCGTACCCCAAATTGCATTGTACATTTGAATAAACTTTGCTTGTACACCTTCATTTTCGACAATTTTCGTTGCTGGAAGCGCATTTAGCTCTTCCATCTTAACTTGAATAATACTGCTCATAATGAGAATTTTAGTTGTTAATATTAAAATCTGCTTTGTCTAACCGTACCCAGACTGATTTGCCGGGACTATTAAACGATTGTTCTAAATCGACATCAACAAGCACCTGATTATAGCATTCCAATTTGCGTATAACCACTCCGGTAATAATGGCGTAGTCCACATCATCCCCGTAATGTCCGCACCGGAAAAAGAATCCGGCTGAAATGTTCTGCCCTATTTGTATATCTTTTGCAGTCATGGTACTTGCATTAATACTTTGATTATGTTGGCCGGTACTTTGTTATGAATATCCATCATGGCACTTGCTGTTTCCAGTTCGGACATTTTCACATAATACTTGCCGCGTTCCTTGTTCTTAGCAGGATAAAACTTTATCCATTCCTTACTACGCCATTCTGTAATGAGACGGCGTCCGTATATCTTTTCTGCTTGGGAGATTGTTACCACCTCCGGCAGTAGCCCTAATTCTTTAAGCGTCTGTATCGTTCCGATTTTTATGCCGCTTGCTACAATTCTTTCTAAATATCTTTCTCCCATTTTAGCTGTTTCTTTGGTTGGTTAATTATTGGTTACGAGCTTTCTTCACTATCTGAAACACATTGCAACTCTATGCTATGCTGCCTGTTTATAATTAGGTTGAGATATTTCTTCTGTCTTGTATCTTTGCGTTCTTCCTCTTCTTGTTCGGTAGTAATAATCGTGATGATTATCTACTGAAAATTGGAATATTACTATTCCCAAGAAGCAAAGAGCTATAATCGTTTTTTGTAGCTGTTGAAAATCGATGTTTAGAGTAAATACTCTATTGGCCCACCATGACCCCAGTTCATTTAATTTGCTGGTTCCGGTCTTTTTGTATGCTTTGTCGAGCAATACGTTGATAGTTCCGTAAGCTACGTGAAGCCTGTCTGCCATTTCTTTCTTTGCGAGTCCGCAAAAGGCAAGTCCGGCGATCTGATTTTCACGCTTGGTTAATTCATTGTTCGCTTGTAGTTCCATTTTGCAATGTTTCTAATTCGGCTGCCGCTTTAGAAACTCCTTTTGAGGCTTCCAAGGCTTCTTTAGCCATTCTGGTTGCTATTGTGAGAACTTTAGCCTTATAAGATGAACGGGCAGATGCAGGCTTGTTGTTTAGGATATTATGTACTGTGCCTTTTGAACATCCTGCTTCTTTTGCAATGCTCCCCTCATAGCCATAAGGGAGATTGGATTTAATAATTTCTAATTGATTTTCCATATACCTGATATTATTGTCTGAGTTCCCGGCAAGGTGGTCAAGCCCGGCCGGGATTGGTTATCTATTTTTGTTTTTTCTTTTCGTATTCCAAACAAGCCTTTCCATTTGCGAGCCATTTTTCGGAATCTCTTTTAGCGCAAAGACCAATAGCTTTATTTTCAGTGCTGCGACTAAAGTATTTGCACGTGGCACATCTTGAAAATCCCATGATTATTACTTGCTTAAAATATTATCCAACAACTTCTTATCATCATCCCAGAGGTTATAACCCTTAGCAATCTTTCTTCTGAGGTACTCACGTTCGCCAATCATAGCGATTGCCATTTCTCTCAAATCGCTTGCATTACATTTTTCTGCTTGATCTATCAAAAGGTTAGAAAGGCATTTACGCTCTTCGTATAGTTCACGTATTAATACGGTCTTCCGTTCTATCTCTTTAAGTGCGGTTGGATTTTCAATCCACAGCTTACAAAAAAGGTCTTTATCAAGGTCTGTATTCATATAGAATTCTTCTACTTCTGAATAATCACCTACGAACTTTCCACCGATTCTATCTTCGAATTCTTTTTGTGTCATATCTTGTCTTTTTTAGAGTGAATAATCTATTTTGCTGTTTTTATTCCAACTTTATTTTGCTGTTATTGCACTTTTGCACTAACTTTATGGTGCAAATATAAAGTAAAGTTTAATTCGATAAAGCAAAGTTCGGATTAAATTAAGGTATTTTAATAAACTAAAGTAAGAAAGTCGAATTTTAATTTATGAATATAGCGAAATTACAGCTTTTGATGGCTCAAAGCAAAGTTAATAATTCAAACCTTGCTTCTATGTCCGGTGTGTCGGATGTTACTATTTCTAAGATATTAAATGGTGCGGATGCAAAAATTAGCACCATCGAACGAATAGCAGAGGCTTTAAAAGTTCCTGTTGGGTATTTTTTTGATGATTCAACTATTAGTCAAGTTAATACAGGAAGTTCAAATGTTGTTGTTGGTCGAGATAATAATGGGCATATAACTATGGCTGAATGCCAAAATCAACTTGATGATGCCCTAAAGGAAGTGAAGCATTTAAAAGAAGTTATTGATGCGAAAGATAAACTTCTTCAAGAGAAAGAGAGATTGATTAATGTATTAATGAATAAGTAGGTATATAAATGAGGAAAATTATAGAGCATTATTTGGCATTTGTACTTTTGTTTTTGTTCTCAGCTTGCGGTGAAGATGAAGATATAAAAGAATATTATACTGAAGAACAGAAAGCGGTACTTGATGTATTTCATGGGAAATTTCAAACAGATGATAATTCAAGAACTATGGAATTCTTAGAAGTGTATGATATTCCTAGAAAAATTTCAGTTTCAGGCTTGCTTGAAAATGGCTATGATGATAAAATATTTGGGAAGATAAGAACATCTTGGGCAAGTTTTGAAGATACTTATTACTTCTCTTTGTCGAGGGATGCTAAATATATGTATACTTATGATATTGTTGATAACGAAAATGTATCAAGTCGTGATAAGGTACCTTTGAAAATTATTAATGAAAATGAGTTTAATTTATATCCCCTAACAATCGTAAATCCTTATAAGTATAAAAGGATAGAATAAATTAAAGAAGAAAACAAATTATGGAACAAGATATACGTTGGCTTCAAAGATACGACAGCTTTCATCGCGCTAATAAGCGTATTCAGGATATAACAGAATCTGATAAGAAAGCGGATGATTTGTCTGAATTGGAAATGGAAGGGTTGATACAGCGGTTTGAATATACTTTCGAACTTGGCTGGAAGGTTCTTCAAGACTTATTAAAGTACAAAGGCTATGAATTTGTGCAAGGTCCGAACGGTACGCTTCAGAAGGCTTTCGAGGATGGCTTGATTGCCGACCACGACGGTTGGCGTAGAATGGCGAAAGCCAGAGTAACCACTTCACACACTTATAATGAAGGTGATGCCATTGAAATCGTCCGTAATATATATGATGAGTATTCCCATTTGTTGCAGCGATTGGACGATAAACTCAATGAAGAAAAGTTACGGCTTGAAATGAATACATTGTTTTGA